GGCCGATAAAGGCATTGGCCGAAATCACCTTAAGAGCGTTGCAAGCGCCAACATTGTTGAAGCCATAGGCATTGCCGGAAAAAAGATTGCCAGACACCGTCCCGACAAACCCAATTTGGGCATTCATGGTCTTGTAGCGCGCCGCTTGGTTCCAGTTGCCGAGCTTCACTCGCGCGTCAAGTCCCTGCGAGCCACGCACCACCGTTGAAAACGATAACGGCCAGACACTCGCAGCGCCCACCGAGTTTGCAACGGCAGCGGCAGCTTGCCCATAGTCGTTCTGGGTCTGATAGGCCGCGCCGCCCCAAGTTGCGCCATTGTCGGTCGAGATCTGCATATCAAAGCTCGACTCGACCGTGACATTGTAGATGTTTAGCTCGATCTCCAACGCCCGATAGGCACCTAGCCCGGTCTTCGACCAGAACGTCGAGCCGGCCCCGGTTATTTCGTCATCCGCTATCGGCTCCCAAAGCCCGGGAACGCTCGCAACATTGGCCGCAGGAATGCGCATCGAGCGCACCGTGGCCGTCGCCAGATTGGAAAAATCCAGCGCCAGTTGCTTGGTTGGGTCGACGATCGCCGCCAGACCGGCAACCGCAAGGCCGCCGTCGATAAGCTTGACATCCTCGATCAGCACGCCCGCGCCGGTATAGAGGCCAATGCTAAGCGTTCCGGCAACCGAATCATAAATCAGCTTCGTGTTGACGAGCTTGAACCCGAAGGCGGCCGCCACCGAATCGTCAAACGCTCGCTGCAAGACGTCCTTGATCATGCGGATATGGTTGTCGCCTTCCGACTTCGGGTCGGACCCGAGCGGCCAAGTCGCGTTCAGTCCACTGATTGTAGTTGAAGTTTCGACGCCCATTTTCGCCTCTTATGGATTTGCATAGCTGGATTGAGGAGCTGCGCCCGGTCCAAGCGCCGCCCATGCCTTGTTCTGATTGGCGAGCCCGATCGCCTCATCAAGTTTCGCCTGATAGGGTGCGACCGCGTCGAAATCCTGAATGCTTTCGCAGGCATGAACCAACAGCGAGTAGACGCACGCCGTCGGATAGAACTGCATAAACAGGTTTTCAAAGGCGTCGGTCGTACCGCCCAGGACGCGCTGGCCATAGACGCCCACCATGGCATTCGCGTTGCGCGTCATCACCTTGCGGCCGACGATCGCGTATTCGGTTGTCCGATTGTTGCCCATCATGGCAATCAAGGTCGTAGGCGTAAGCGGCTGTAGATTGCCGATCTGAAAGACCTTCGGCCGGCCGAAATCTGCCGGCAATGCACACTCGTAAAGGCCGACAAGGGTTGCGCTCGCCGTCATCACGAAGGCTGCGGCAGCCTCGTTTTCCGTGACGTCGAGCGCCTGCGTCAAGTCGCTCATCACAAGCTCTTGGACTACATCAAACCTTGCGGCCATGTCCTTACGGTGCATGTAGCCAGCGGCAAGCAACTTGATCGCTCCCCAGTTCATAAATCACCTCACTTCGGTACGATTGGAATTTTCCGGCCGGCTTTCGGCCAGATCGGATTTCCGACCACCGTGATACGGCGTGCGGAAAAGCCGAGGATGACGACAGTTTTTGCCATGTTGCCCCTATACGTGTGTCTTAGGCGCTCCGGAGTTTGCATCCGCGCAACCCTGTTTCCATGCCCACGCGGCCGTCTTCGTGTCGGTTGCCAGACCGGCAGACGCCCCTGCAGGGTGCGGGTCCGTGTAGACCCCGCCCTTTTTCACGTAGTTGTAGCCTTCCGCGTAAGCCTTGAGCTGCTTTCCCCAAAGGTTCGCCGGCTTGTTAGCCAACGCGGTTGACGTGTTGTAATTGACGTAGTTCAGGTGCAGTTTCCCGGCCATCAATGGTCCTCCGTTTGCAGGTTGCGGTAGCCGCCATCCTGCGTCAGCCGTTGCCAAGCCCGCGTCCGCTCCTTCGGATCTTTCGATTTCAGAGCGGGATTGACGCGGATTAGAAATTGGTACTGCGCTTGCGACATGCGCAGCACCAACTTGCCGAAGGACAGATTCCGCGACCCACCATCGGAGCGGAAAAGCTGGTTTTCGCGCATGATCTGCGCTTCATCCAATGACGTGTGACGGCGCACCAATTCCATGCCGTTCTGCCAAGTGAATTCCTGCTTTTCCGCCCCGTCGATCAGCGTGAAATCAGCCATCGCTTAGGCCGTCACCGCGACCGTGAAGTCGATATCGAGGATTGCGCCCATCGCTTCTTCGTTCAGCACCTTGTTCGTCCAGTCGACGGACATCATGCTAATGGTCGACAGGCCGACCTTGGCGAGCTCCTCAGTCTTGTAACCGTACATCAGGGCTTCATCGATATAATCGAAGTCAGCCATAAGGACGTTACCAACGCCGGCCGCCACGATCGGCTGCAAGCGGTTCGGAATGAGATCGAGCGTCACGCCGAAGTCAGTCACGAAGACGTTCACCGCGCCCTTTGCGGTAAGCGGCGCTTCTTCCTGCCCGGCCTGCGACGTCAGGGTCGCAATGCGCGACGACGACGTGAAGCAGTACTCCGAAAACTTCCGGATAAGCTCCGGACGCGTCATCATGATCGAAGGGTCACCGCCCGCGATATAGATCGACTGCGCCATGTCGCGCACCATGGTTTCCGTCAAGGCGCGCTTAGTGCCAGGCACAATATCGCCAAACAGTTTCGTGCCCGTGTTGAAACCGGGCGTCGAGCCGGTCGCGCCGTTGTTCTTGTTCGTCATGCACATGGCGAAGATGGATGCGGCCTTGCCGGGCGTCGCGTTGCCATCGTCAGCAACGGAACCCTGTCCGGACAAGCGAATGCCTTCAACGTCGCGGCGCAGCTCGCGCTGGCGCATCATCACCTGATAGGCGGTTTCCCGACCCATGCCGATGACGTTCGATTGATCGGCACGGCTGGAAACCTGCACCGTCTTGGTAGAGATCTGGCAATGGTTGCCGAGACGCTTTCCCGAGTTGGTATTGTTCGCGGCGTTCTGCGTCGAGCCGTCGACCTGCGCATTTGCGAGGTTTTGAGCCTGCAGCTTGTCCTGCGTCCATTCCGTATATTCGTTGTCGCAGGAATCCGAGCCCATGCGTTCGGAGCAAGGAAGCGGGATATTCGAGATATCCCAAATCTTGTTCATGACGTCTTCGCGGATCAGGCCGCCGGATGTTACGGCCTTCAGGTCCGCGCTATCGAGATTAGCGGTAGACATATTCTATTTTCCTATGAGTGAAGCGATAGCGCCGAGCTTGTCGCCGCTCTTGGCGAGCGTGTCGGCCCTCGCGGATGGATCTTGACGAACGGCACGACGCGAGGTTGGCGCAGTCGTCGGGATCTTGTCACGGTACTTAGTGACCTCTTCCTTCATCCGCTTGTATCGGCCCATAAGGCGCATGGCGTGAACCGCAAAGCGGATCAACCGGGCGTCTTGCAGGTTGTCGATTTCAAACTTCGAAAAGCCGTAGGTCTCCAAGTGCGTGTCGAGATCCTCTCGATCTTTTGCCGCAACACTCGCGTCGTTCCATTCAGGGAAATATTCCCGAAGCTGCTTTCGCGCCTCCGCTACTCGCCCCTGATGCTGCTGGATGTAATCTCCGAAGGCATTCTCAAGCGTTTCACGGGGTATGGTCTGCATCACCCGTTGCATAACGCCGTCGATTTGCTGCCTAGCAGACAGGACTTCATTCATGCTTTCCGTACGCCAGTCCTCATGCTCGTCGCGTCTCCGCTCGAAATCACGGACCTCTTTAATACGGTCTTTCATTGCGCCAACTGTCATTGGCTCGTCGTCATCGTCGAAGGGTACGGCAAGCTCATAGAGTGCCTTAGCATCAACGCCCATTTCCTCTGCAAAGTCGGAAACGGTCCTGGACTTCGACTTCTTCGCCTTCCTCTCGGCCGGGTCTAGATCGTCGTCGTCAAGCTCAAGCGCCGGCCGGTTCGCGTTCGCACGCGCATCATCGGCCGACGCGTCAGGGGCAGCGCGGGTTGCCTCGTTCCCGCGCTTCCCTACATCATCACGGCTCTTGCTGCGGTCAGAGCGTGACGATTTCCTTTGTTCACCTTCGTTGGTTCCAAAGCCCAACATTTCCGCCGCCTTATCGAGCGGCAAATTCTTTCCTGAGGGATCATTGTCCCGATCGCGCGCGAAAGGCCGGCGCGACTGCCCGCTCTTGCCAGCCGGTTCGGCCCGGGTTGCGCCGCTTTCACGCAATATCCGTTCGGCGGCTCGCGCGCCTCGATCTTTCGATCCGGCTTCCGCTAGGCGACTCTGTGAATTCGTAGTGGAGTTGTTGGAGTTGTCCGCAGACATAATCTATTCCCTCTAGTTGGTTGACGATCTCACTTACGAGAAGAGGCCGGCTTAGCCCTTCCGGGTTCGCTAGATCCGCGACCCTTGCCTTTAGGAGGTTTTCCGTCAGCTCCTCCTTTAGGATCTCGATTACCTGCGGCGTTAGAGCTTCGCAGATCTGCCGCTTCACTTCTGGCTTTAGCAAAGTCTATAACCCCCGCACGTTCGGCGTTGCTTTGATCGACTTGCGCTTGCAAAGTCGCGTTGAAGTATTTGAACTGCGTTTCTTGGTCTGACTTGTATTTCGCCATGGCCGACGCAATTTGTTCTGGTAGCGCGGCGATCTTTGCGGCTTGATCGGCCGTATCCTGCGCCTGTTGCTTGGACTGTTGCGCCTTCGTCTCGCCGGCCGCCTTCGCCTCTTCCGAGGCCGGGTCAACCAAGTAGCTTTCGGGATTGTCGATCATGTTGACCGTCATCCAATCCGTAATCAGCTTGTAAAGGCCGTCGAGCGTCACGAGCTGGCCTTCAAGACCGGAGGCAAGTGCAGCCTGATAGAGCTGGATTGCCGCGAAGAGCGTCGCGGAGATCTGCGTCCGCTCACCCATCGAATAGCCCATCTTGACGTTGCAATAGCTGCGCGGCTTCCAAGACGCCGGGTCGGACTGCGTCCAAGCGCCGTTCATCTTGAGGCTAATCGGCCCGTTCTGCCCGTCGCGCAATTCGGAGTGAGCAAGCAGGAACATCCCGCGAATCATGCTCTCCGCAAGGTTGCGGGTCATGTAAGAGACAAGCAGTTCCTTGGACGCATAGACGCGCTCCGTTCCGTGCGCGGTATCCTGCGCGAGCTGCTCTTCCGACCCGACCATGTCGACGGCCGCGCCGCCGCGTTCCGTGCGCATCTTGTCAAACATCTGCAATGCGGCCGCGATCGACGGCCCGACATCGAGCACCGGGATAGGCGTGATCGAGTTGATTTGCTTCATGCGAACGGGACCGCCAGCCTTAGGCGCGAGAATATCCGCCGCCTCGACTTGCCCGGCGACAACGCCGAACCGGCCGAAGGAGCAATTCTTAACGTTGTCGATCCACTGGCGAAGCAGCTCGCTCTTGCCGCTCTGGATTGACGACAGCTTGTCGGACAGCGCCTCGCCATGATGGCGGTTAGCGATCGGGAATGCAGTGCCGGCGCAATAAGGCACCCGCGACACCGGATCCGGATCTAAGAGCCAATCTTCCGAGCCGGCCGCCTCCGATAGCCAGCACCGGTAAAGATAGGCCGTATCGTCCTTTTCATCGAAGGACAGCCAAGCATAGGCTTCGAACACCCGGCAGATTTCCATCGCCTTGACGATCGGGTCAACAACCTGTCCCTTTCGACGCCGGCCGTTGCTTTCAGATCCGGAGTTGCGCACCGTCGCGGGCAGATCGTCGACAACCGCTTGAGGCACGCCCATGCGCACGAGATCGTTACGGGTCTTGTAGTGGACCTCGCCGGTAAGCGGGCAATTGTGCAGGCTCATTCGATCCCAATCGGGCGTCATGAAGAACCGGTCATTGGCGACCGCGTCGACCGTCAAGGACTTGACGGTCTTCGTCACCTCGATCCGCGCAACCTGCTTTTCCGGGTTGTAGGACACAAGCCGCTTTTTCAAGGTCGGGTCGGGTTGCCCGGTCGCGTCGTCGGTCGTATCCATGGCGATCGGAAGCAACTCTTCCGAGACCCCAGGTATCGTCATTGTCGAGCGATCGACGTCCGAATCCCACCAGACTTTCAGATAGCCATTGCGATACATCAGCGCGTTTTGCACGCCGCCAAGCATGACGCTAAAGCCGCCGTTGTCTTGGATGGCAACCTTGTTGACGGCCCGGCTTTCAGCGGCCGCCGCTTCTTCGTCTTCCGCGCTCTCGGCCTCAAGCGTCACAACCGCGTCCGTCGAGAACGAAATCACCATTTGCGCGCAGACGGCCGTGATCATCGAATTCACGTCGGCCGACTGGATAGTCGACTGTCCGTCTTGTTCGGTCCCGGTAGGCTCAAGCATGAATTGCTGCCAAGCCCGCGCCCGCTGTTGATTGCCGCGTGACGCAGCATCGAGCGACGTCTCAATCGACTGGCGAAGGTGCGCGACAATGCCGTCGTAACCCTGTTTTGTGCTTGCTGCCCTCAATACCATTTGTCTCGCCTCGATCTTCCGTAGCCTGCGTTGCCAGTGTCAAAAAGGAGTGGTTGCGATATGAAGTTGGACCGGTCATAGGCCGTCGCCAGCATTCGCAATTGGTCGACGCCGTGAGACGTCCAGTCATGTTTTGGTGTCGTCTTGAACGATCGGTTCAAATCGTCATACCCGTATGAGTAGTTGACCAAGCATTCGAGAAGGTGCGCGCACTCGCCTTCGTCCATCCAAAAGTGATCGAGCATATTGCGGACGGACTCGACGCCATCGGCCAAGCTCCACCCCTTCGGAGATAGCTCGAAATCAAAGCCCATGTTCGCGGCGATCTGCTTTCGCGTCATGCCCGACCCATACTCATGCACTTCCAAATCGTGCGGCCCGATATGGCGCGCACCCGTCAAATCGACCTCCCGCTCGCCGCACCATTCGCGCACGCCCTTGATGCAATCGGGCAGCTTGGTAAGCGTGAATTCGAGGTAGCCAATGCAGCGGATCTCAGTGCCGGCAATCTGGTAGATCCCGACGCTTGTTGCATCCGCCCATCCAAGATCCCACGCCGTGACGATCGGAAGCGTCCGGTCATACTTGACCATCGTCAGCCGACGCGCCTTTTGCAGCGCATCCATTTCCTTGCCGTAGACCGCACCCACCAAGGCCGCGTTAAAGCTACACATGAACTCTTGTTCGAAGAGCGCCTCTTGCATATCCCGGCGCGCTTCGTCGATCTCATGCTGTGGCAACATCCCGGTTTGCAGGACGTTGTAGTTATGGAAAGACCATGTTGGATCGTCGACAGAGACGCGCGACAGCTCATAGAGCTTGTTCATGCGACCCTTCGGCGTACCCATCAAAAGCGCCCTCCCCTGCCGATCGGCAAGCGCTGGACGTAGTACAGAGTCCCAAAGCCGAGGGTCGCAATCCGCCACCTCGTCGACTATCGCCTTGTCGAAATACATGCCGCGTATCGCGTCAATGTTATCAGCGCCTAGCAGGAAGAACTTAGAGTCAGTTGGTAAGTAGGTAATGCAAAGATCGCCCTTGCTGATATCGAAGAACTCACCCGTTCGGTTGCCCGACTTGGCGACCGACGCCATGTAGTCCCACGCCAGCTTCTTTGCCTGTTTCAGGAAAGGCGCGATGTAGACGACGCGAGGCGAAGGCAACGGGCAGGCCAGCACCGTCTCGTAGCCGTC